AATACCAGTTGCAAGCGGTGTTGACGCAATTTTAGCCACGTTTGCAGCCGTAGCAACACCAACCGCAGCCGCAAGGGCAAAACTCCAAGGCGGGCCAGGAGGAGAAGCTAATGCTTTTTGAACTGCAGAATACCCATCGATAGTTGCCTGTGCAATTGCAGCCGATTTTCCAATGGCACCTAATGTTTTATTTCCTGATTGACTTAATGTTGCCAGTTGTCCAAATGTCTCAGAAACCATTGATATCTTTTGGTTCTTTAATTTTTCTTCAGCCGCAGCTTTTTCAGCATTTACTTTTGCAAGCTCTAAGCCCTGTTTTTTTGCTAATTCTAATTCTGCAGCTGCTCTTTGTGCTTGTGTAGCGTTTGCTGTTTGTAATCCTTGTTGCAATAGAGCAGCTTCCTGCTCCTGATAAGCCGTCAATGCTGCAATCTTTTGATTGTAAAATTCTTGCTCAGTAATTAAATCATTTTCCTTTTGCATCTTTAGCATTTCGCTTTGGAGTGCAAATTCACCTTCCATGTTTGCGCTTTGATCTAATAATGTTTGCGCAAATTGAACTGACTGATCTTGTGCGTCTTTTAATGAGCTTTCAACTTCTCTCACACTACCAGCTAAAAGATTATTTGATTCAGTGGCACCACTGGCACCACTTTGCATTTTTCCATAACCGCGCTCTGCAGCTTCCGCGAGTCGATCTATAACCGATGTATAAGCCTTTGTTGCGTCCGTATTATCGTTAAACTCTTCTGCGCTTTCTTGAAGTCCTGTCTTAAATGTTTCCCAAGCTCCAGCAAAATCACCTTGTATAGATTGCTGAATAGCCTGAATAGACGCCATGAACGTGTTAACCATTCCGTCTAATAGATCAAGAATGCCTCGAATAGCCATTTCACCTATACCAAATAGTTCTCCGAATGCTCTGGCAAATTGAATTGCAAAATAAGTTCCTTGTGCAAAATAATCAGCAATGATCTTTGAATCCAAAGAACCTGTTAACTCATTTATCATGTTTTTGACTTCGTTTATGATTTCAATAAACACTTCGTTATTGATAATTGCGTTGCCAAATACTTTTGTGAAATCTGAAAATACGTTATTCAAAGACGCAAGAGAACCTGTCCAAGTCTCAAGTTGCTTTGCGCCAGCTCCGCCGAATCTGCTATTTAATTCCTGCAGAACATTTGCCATAGTTTGTGACTTAGTGGCACCCTCATCAACACTTATTCCGTATTTTTTAAGTGCCGTTACGTTGCCGTCCATAGCTTTGCCGACAATGCTTGCAGCCTGATTTAGGTCTATATTCATTGCAGAAGCTAAATCGACAGCCGCTTGAGTTGCAGTTTTTAAACCTTCCTTATCAAGTCGAGCAAGATTTTGGATAAGTGTAGCAGCACTCAGTGCCGCATCGTCACCAAATTTAGAGGTGTTTTGAATTGCTCCAGCCAACTCCTCAAACTCACCAATAGATTTTCTTGCAGAGATACCAGACTTATCCAGTGCAAATGATAATTGATTTAAAGCTTGTTGAGTTGCAGCCGCAGCATTTACTCCGTCAACTATTATTGAATCCCAAAAAAATGAGAACGCTTGTTGAGTGAGTTCTAAAGCTTTAATAACTCCAGCCGCACCCAAAACACCTTTCATGGTTTCCCATGCGGAGCTGACTTTTGTTGTGCTCTTTTTAGAATTCTCGGCCATGTTGCCAAGAGTTTTATTCATTTGTTCTGTGGTTCTATTAAGAGCAGTCAATGCACTAGCGAGCTGAGTTTTGAGCTCCCCAGTTTCTGCGGAAATTTTTAACTCTAAATTCTCATCAGCCATTTTTAGTCAGGCACCTTTCGCATAAGATTTTCAAACTCGTCTCGACTCATTCCCGTTTCGGGCTTGTCGAATAATGCGTGATAGATTGCCCAGAATTCATTAGGTGTTAAATTCCAAAACTCTGTAGGACTTAATTTCATCATTCCCATGCCCACCTTCATGTAATCATACCAGGGAACCTGACCGATTTCGTTGCCTAGAGAATTATTGACTGCTACTGATCTTTTTTTTTGTGCGACTGGGTCTCCGACGATAGCTGCTCCGAACCATTTCACAACTTCTGGCACTAAGGAAATATAATTATTCTTGATAACCAACTCACCTAATTCGTCGTATGTTATTTCTGGCTTTTGTCGATCTGGCGTGGCCCCTACGATTCCGCCATATATCATGGCAACTAGAAATTTTATTCTAATACCACCTTCTGAAATATGTTTTGCTAATTGTAAAATGCCGCAGTCAGCGCGTGATTCTATTTCCGCGAGTCCGTTAAAACTTGGCCTTAGAGTGAATTCCCTATCGCCAATTTTCAATAAAATCTCACCGACTACGGCATTCGCCATTCACTATACCTCAGTGTATGTAAATTCGCCGCTACCAGCGAGTGATAAAGAATAGCTTGATTCGTTATTGTAATCACCAGCCTGTTCCATAGATGTGATCTTGAAACAACCTTGCCAGTAATCACCATTAGTGTTCACACAAACTCTCCAGTTTTTCAAAGTCTGAGCAAGTGCAATTGTACGAGCTTTTGCAAAAGAATAATCATCTTTGAAAATTCCACTTCCAGAAACAGTAACAGACTTGATGCCAGCTCCAGATAGAACTTGCTTCCACTGAGCGCTGTCTTGGTTTGTGATATCGATTTCTTCTGCGTTGAATGTAAATGAAGTTGATCTTAGTCCTGCAACGGTTTCAAAAGCCTCAACTGCGGTTCCAGTTCCATCAGTTGTTAAAACTAATGCAGTTCCACCACGAACAGCAGCTAATTGAAATGTGTTTGTAGTTGCACCAACAACATAATAATTTGTGTTGATTACAATTCCAGTTGTGGTTCCAATAACAGAGAACCTAACCACATCGCCATTGGCTAAACCATGATTGTTAAATGTTACAGTATCTCCTGAATCTTGAAACGTGACGGCTCCAGAAAAACCATATCCAAGTTTTAATAGAAAATCTTTACCGCCTTGAGCTGTTGTGGTTGCACTCATTTTTTTAGTTCTCCCCTAAAATGATTCTAAACTTTGTAATTCCATGATATGTTACATTATCTTCTTCGACAATTATACTCGAAGAAATAAATCTACTCACATAAACAGTATAGTTTGGAATTGAAAATGTTGCCTTATGCAACAAACGATAGATGTCATCCATTATGCCATGCAGTGCGGCTTTGCCTCTGTTGGGTGGACGATGCCAAAGGTCGATTACAAATTCGACTTCAAAACCGTTAAAAGTATGCGTTCCAGAATCCGTTAAATTGATTTCACCGACTCTAACAAATGGAAACGGTTTGTTATCAGGTATGAAATCATAGACGCCATTGATTTTTGCCATCAAAGTGACATCACCAGTCAGGGTAGAGTAAATGTCTTTTTGAAGCTCTAAAGCTGCTACACTCATTTGCTGTCCTTCAATACTTTCTTTATTGCATCAATAAATTTAACATAGAATTTTTCAAGAGCAGGTGCCAAAAATGGTCTTTTTTCTATGTTCAAGGTTCCAACTTCCAACCAAAGAGCATATTTAAGTTTTGAATAAACCTTCCCAGTGGCTTTGTTTAAATCAACTTCGACGTTTAAAGATTTAACAAGCGTTCCAGTATCGGTGTTTGGCGGATTCCCAGGCTTAGATGCGTAGCTCCCATCGGGCCTTTCATTTCCTTTAGACCTAATAGACTGAATAGATTTTACAGCCTCACCATGAACTTTTAACGTGTAATCTGCAACCACGAGTGCTGCTTGTGTCTGAACTTCTTTAGAGTAATCACTAAGCCTTTTTATAACCTTTTTTGCATCGAGCTGGGCTGGCTTTATTCTAATCAAGTCCCAGTCCTTTCCGTGGTCTCCAGAATCATAAATTCTTTGATTTCTTCTGGAATGATAATGGCTTTGATTTCAAATATCCTAGAGTCAAAACTAATTCTCATTGTAGGAGTTAACCCAGACAAATACCTAATAACAATTTCATGATCGACTCTTGGTTCAATTCTTTGAGCAAAGTTAACTTCCTTAGTGATTTTAGGATTCAAAGAAGCCCAAACTGTTGCAAAATTTGTCCAAGTCTCATTCTGACCGCCAGTATCATTTGCCACTAAAGACAAAGATTGTATTGTTATCCTGTGGCGAAACTTTGATGGATTGAACTTTGGGTCGCAACAATTCATAATCGCATCACTCTATAAGCCTGTAATAAAGCTAAGGCCGATGTTGGGATTGAATCAGTCGAATCATCACAACCACGACGGGAGTAAAACACCCCTACAACTTGCATAATTGCCTGTTTAAGTTCGTTTGGAACATCCGTGCCACTTGCACCGTATCCACAAACAAAACGAATTTGAACGCCGTTAACAGGTCTTAATACCGTGCTTGGCCAAGTTGAATTTAATTTTAAAGATAACCTACCAGGTTCAGAAATTGTATCGACATGATACAAGGTAGAACTCATTGTGTAATCAGTATCGTTCTCATCATAGGTTTTTAAATATGT